GGATAGGATTTATTCATGTTTAAACTTCCTACCGATCCTAATTGCTCAGTATTCATTTCAATTTTTCTATGGCTTGAAATACCTTTAGAGATAAAGCCTAAGTCATATAGCTCTGAAACTATCTTGCCAGACCTTGCTCTTGACCATGAAAATTTACGACTTATCTCAGCAAAAGTTGGAGAGAAGTTATGTTTCTCTATAAATTGTTTGATAAATTTAAGTGTTTTTAGCTTTGGCTCACTTAAATAAATGTACTTGTTTTCATTCTGCATTAGATGTCCTTAAATAAATTTGTTATATTTGGTTTAGCAACATACTCAGGGACTTTTTGTTTCGGACTATCCAAGCCTTGTAAATTTAAGGCTAATTTGTTTAAGTACCAATTAGCTTTTTTTACATCTGTTAGACAGGCATCTACTGTGCTTTCATGCTTTGCACCAAATCTCATTGTGTACTTTAAAACTTGCGATCTAAGATAGCCAACCACCTCAAGAGGAGAAAGTTGGCTTATAATAGCATCATAAGTTTCAATGCTTTTTTTATAATGTTGTGGGTTAATTTCCTCAGACATTAAAATGGAGCTTCCTCTTTAACCATCATCTCAGAAATTTTTAATGATATGTCTGGTTGTCCCTCTTTAGTTTTATCTACATTTAACCATGCAGCTAAACTCATTTTCTTACCACCAACAGTTACGTTACCTTGATAGTGTGGATATTTTTTCCCAGCTACATCTGTATCTCTTGCTTGTCTTTTCCAAAGTGCTGCTGTGTTATCAAAATCACTCATGTTATATTTTCCTATTAGTTATTAGTTTTTGTTGTTTTAAATATTCCGAATCAATTCTTGCCTGTTGAATTAAGTCAGACCATATTAAATGTAAGTCCGAAATATATTCTTTACGCATTACATTTAAATTCTTTTCATAATTAGAAAGTGAGTTAGAAGTTTCGGCAGTTTTCTTTAATACTTCTATCCAATCATTTGCTAAACTTTCTATGTTAGCTTTTACCTTAGGTACTAATTTTACAATTGGTGCTGCCTTAGGTATTTCTTTTGCTTTTGGTTTAAGAAACTGCTCCATTTCTTCAGCAGTTGCTAACTCATCTCCAAAGAAACCAAGTATTGATAGACCTCTACCAATAGAAACTGTTTGTTGTTTCTCAAATTCTTTATCACCATTCTTCATTTGTTTGGATTCTCCAACACTTACTAACCTGTCATCTATATAAATGTTTGCTTTAAACTTATGAGAGCCATTAGCTAACTCTGTACTTTCAGTTTGAATTGACATTCTTTGTCCAAAGAAATCTCTAACAAACTTAATACGATAGGGAACAGTTAAATATTTTCCTTTAGCACCTAAATTTGCATAGTCACTATCATCTATATTATCTCTAAATTCTTTTATTGCGTCTTGTAAATTACCTAACTTCATACTTCTCCATTTTTTATTAATTCAAATTTATCTAAACCAAGTTGAATTGTTTGTTGTTTTAAATCTTTAATCACTTTGTCTTTGTCCTGTATCTCTTGCCTTAACTGTCCATTCTTTTTTTGGTGAGCTAAATTAATAACTTCCAAATCTTTTATTCTCTCTCTCAATGGTATGATTATTCCTGTATCAGACATAAAAATTTAAGTACCTTTCAACATATTCTTTTGGCACTCCCTGATACCAAAATGATTTTTTTCTAATGTCTGAGAAATCTGGGACGCACAACCACATTAATTCTTCAAGAGATCCATCAGCAGCTATTAACTTTTTCTCCCAAGCAATCTCATAAGCGATTAATTCTTTAAGCCACAATTTTAAATTTTCTGGTTTTAATTCATCACAATTATCTTCTGTAAATAAAATTCTATCTGTTGCACTTGCATAGCTTAATGATGGCTTTAAGCCTGTCGTATGCGAATACAGAGCTATTTGCATCAGGTCTGTTGTGAAAGCTCTTTGGTCTATCTTAGGGTGCGAACATACCCAATCACCAATTCTATTTTCATTAGTCTTTAATTGTTTAGTTTTTAATGGAGAATACTTAACACTTGGAAACTTATTCTTAATATCATTCACATGAATATCACCTGTTAAATCTATAAACATTCTGAAAGGCACATTAATAGGTTCAATCCATTTTATATGTTCAGCTTCTGTTTTCCATTTTTGCTTTGGTAATTCTTTTAAATTTTCTAAATGATTATTTCCAATAGCTTCTAAATTCTTTATGCCAAACTCAAATTTCATTTGATCTTTTTTGTCAAACGATATGTATGAATCTATTTTATCTTGAATCTTTTTGTCTTGAATACATTCTTCAATAGTTAAGTTTTCAACTATGGCTTTCTCAACTATGTCATGTCCAATCGTTCCTAAAGTTAAAGAAGCATTAGAGCATTTACTATTTTGTTCTTTAGTTAAATAATGTTTTTGGAAACATCTAATATGAGGAGGATTTTTACAAGCACTAACAGATGTATTAGTGATGTTAAACTTTTGGTAACTATCAGCAATAATTTTTAATGCAAATGTCATATAACCAATGACTAGCATAGTGGAAATCTGATTGCAACAAAAGAAATCTGGTGTTAAGAAGTTTTTTACACTTATAAATAGTGTCTATTCCTCATAGATAGTTGGATAGTATGCAGATTTAATTCTTGAACTCCAACTCAATTGAATATTTTCAGCTAGTTTAGAAACAGTTTTTCCTGTTGAATAACTTTTATCTAAAATATCATAAGTGCCATTTGATTGTGGTTCTATATATCCAAACCAAACTGTTTTAGTTTTTTTACATTGTGCTAGTCCAAATCTATTATCTGATCCTACATGGACAGCAGTTCTTTTTTTAAATAATCTAATCATTCCATTTGTTCCAGGAACTTTTGACAAAACACCCTGACAATCAGCATATTTTGGGTGAACATTTACTTTAATAATATCTTTTTTTTTGCTTAAACCAATTTGTCCATTACCAAATAAAGATCCAATAATTTCAATTTTAACTACATCTCCATAAAAAAAATTTGGAGATATTACAGCTTCAGAAGTTCTAAATTGATCTATATAATGAGCAAAGTCATTTGCTAGATCAACTCCTGTATAGTATTTGGGTGCGTTTGCTTTTGGGTTTAACAGCTTATGTATTTGAACCATTTTGTTTTTTTGTTCTTTAGATGAATAAGTATATTTAACAAAATCAGATATTTTTTTATCAAATTTTTTTAAAAGTAATTCTAATTTATCTTTTCTAAAGGTAAAATCTTTGGGTAATAAATCTTTATGTTTCATATAACTTTGAATAAAGTCTGTTTTATATCCTGATTGCTTAGATACTTCCATAAGTTTATGACGCAATATATTATTCATTTGTTATCAAATAAATATCATTACTATCAGATATGTCAATAATTAATTAACACCAAAGAAAGTAATTTTATCTCTTGGCACAAAGAGAAATTTGTGCATAGTAAAAAACATGATTTGTTTTTTTAAGGAAAATATTGCTGTATATAAAGGTAATAGAACTAGGCTTTTTGAGGATTTAAAGGAAATAATTTTTCCTGTAATTTATTACAGAAAATCGCTTTTAATATTAAAATATCTAAAACAAAAAATTTCATACCTAAACAAATCATTGTTTGCCGACATCATCAACAAAATAATCACTAAAATTAATGAAGATATTTTTCTTATTTATAGGATTAGCAACAAATGATGGTGGTTTAGAGCTTATTAAAATACCAATAAGTCATGGTATTAAGCAAGTTACTTGCAATAAAGCCTTAAAATCCATTGATGAACGACCTGATAGCAATTTTGGTATGTACTACCAAAACAGGCTTATCAATGTTCATTGGTGCAAAGATAAAAAGGGTAACTATGTCAGATAATATAACCCTTGATTTATATGAGCTTCATTCAGCAAGTCATCTTGGAATTTTAAGATGTTTAGAAAGCATTAAGAATAAAGAAAAATGGGGTTACAACTATAAGGGGAGTTTAAACGACCAAATAGCTAAGTCTGTTTCTGGTGCTATGGGGGAGGTTGCTCTAGCAAAATTTTTAGGAATTAAATTTGAGTACCATTGCAACGTAGGTGGAATTCCTGATCTTATTTATAAAGATTTAAAAGTACAATGCCGAACTCAATTACCAAAAAATAATAACTCTTTAATTATTAGACCTAAGGCAAATTGTGGTGAACTTTATGCTTTAGTAATTGATGAAGCTCCAATCTTTAAAATTTTAGGCTTTGTAAATTCAACTTATGTTTTAGGAACAGAAAAGTTTTTAACTAATTTCGGTCTTGATAGACCTGCTTGTCATTCAGTACCACCTGAAAAACTAACACCAATTTTCTTATTGAAGAACGGAACATGGAATTAGATATGTATGGAGA